TGGCATTGATACAGTCACAAACACCGATGAGCATCGCATAAATATAACAGTAACAGGTGGCGCATATCCAACAGCTTTTATCATGACTACTTCACTACAATACCAACAAAACAAAATAGCATAATGGATTCAATTAAAAACACAATGCGCTATCTTCAATTAGGCATTAACGCAAAGGCAGAACACAATCATTCACTACGCAGGTGGCAGCGTGTGCTGTGGTTTATTACGCTATACGTGTGGCGCACCTTATTGTTTTTCGGACTTATCTATTTACTATCTAAACTTATCTACTAATGGCAGCACCTATTGTAAGGACCTTTGTAATTGACACAAGTGCAGCAGAGCAAAATCTGCAACAGTTGAATGTGGGAATCAATGCAACCACTGCGTCACTAGATGCGATGTATGCGCAGCTTGTTAGCTTAGATACACAGCTACAAAATCTTGATCCAAACACGCAAGCATTCACCGATGTCAATGCGCAAATCAAAACACTTGAGAGTACAATCACGCAGATTGAAACGGGCAAGATTGATGAGATAGGTAGTGCCTTACAAAACATAGATGCAGGTGATGCAGCTAAGAGCATTGAGAAGGTCGGTGATGCTGTTGAACAAGCTGTTGCACCTGTCACGCAATTAGCAACTGCAACTGACCAACTGAATGCAGAACTAAAAGACACGAAAGTTGACACGTCAAGTATTGAAACTGCAAGCACTGACTTCAAAGAGTTGGCAGTAGAAGAAGAAAATGTAGTTGCATCGAGCAAGTCACTCAAAGCACAGCTGCGTGAACTGCAGGCTGAACTTGCAAACACAGAACCCGATAGCACAAAGTATCGTGAGTTGTCGCAAGAAGCGGGTATACTGAAAGACAAAATACAAGACGCTGCACAGGCAGTAGGTACACAAGCAGGTGGTGCATTTGAGCGTGTAGGTGGATCACTTGGACTTGTCACATCACGCATTGCATCACTTGACTTTGAAGGTGCAGCAGAAGGTGCAAAACTACTTGCGCAAAACATTGGTGACATTAAGCCGGGTGATATTACTAAAGGCATCAAAGGTATAGGTAGCGCACTGGGTGCAGTTGGTAAGGCACTACTTACAAACCCGATATTCTTAATTGGTGCAGCCATTGCACTTGCTGTTGTTTATTCAAAAGAATTGCTATCATTAATTGATGGTGTGACAGATGCAGACCAAGCACTATTAGAAATTCAAAAAGAAAAAACTGCACAGGCGAAACAACAATTTGATGCAATAGGTCAGCAGGAGGAATCACTAAAAAGACAAGGTTTTACTGAGGAAGAGATACTGCAAAAAAAGTTAGAAGCATTAGACTTTGCAATACTTACAGCAAAAGTAACAGCGGAAACAACAGAAGCGCAGGCACAAGGACAGATAGATGCAGCGAAAAGAAACAAAGAAATTTTAGAAGGACTTTTAAATTTTGTTTCGTTACCACTTACTGCTCTTTTAGCAGGTGTTGATTTGCTTACCGAAGGCTTGAATAAAGCGGGATTTATTACTGATGAAACCTTTGCAAAAGTTGGCAATCTTAGAAATAAGTTTACGGATTCCGTTTCAAACTTATTGTTTGATCCTGCCAAAGTAGAAAAGGAAACTAAAGAAGCAACAGAAGCAGCGAAAAAAGGAGTAACGGATTTAGAAAACACACGTGATGGATTGTTGAATGCACGTGACGCAAAAAATAAAGCAGCAGCAAAAAAGGCAGCAGATGATGCTAAGGCAGAAGCCGATGCTAAATTAAAAATAGCACAAGACCTAGCCAAAGAAGAAGAGGCATTGTTTGATGACTTGCTAAAATCATTTGAAGAGCATGAACAAGAAAGGACAAAAGCAGCGCAAGATGAAGCAGCAAAAAGATTAGCACTTTCGGATAATTACTACAACGAATTAGCTGCACTGCAAAATCAAAATTTGTTAGACAGTCTAAGTGATAATGAGAAAGAAGAATTAGCGGTAAAAGAAAAGTATGCAAAGCTACTTGCAGCAGCAGAAGCATTCAATGCATCGTTAAAGCCGGGTGAAGAAGCACAGGCAATAGATGTGGTTGCCATAGAAAAGCAACAAGGTGAAGAAGTCAATGCAGTAAAACAAGCAAATGCAGATGAGGCTGCTGCCATAGCACTAACTGAAGAAGAGAAAAAAAGACAAGAGCAATTAGCCACAGTTAATCAGGGCATTGAATTAGCGCAAGGTGCAGTCAATGCAATACAAGGCATCAGTGATGCAGCGTTTGCAAACAAGTTAGCCAAAGTAAAAAAGGGTAGCAAAGAAGAGGAAGCACTTTTTAAAAAGCAATTCCAACTAAATAAAAAGCTACAACTTGCAGGTGCTACAATGGATGCAGCCAAAGCGGTGACTGCGTCAATAGCAGCAGCACCACTTGCTATATTAGCTGTGCCGAATCCTGTTGGTATTGCGTCTGCTGCATTTGCTGCTGCAACTGGATTAGCAAGCATAGCAAAAATTGCTGCGACTAAATACGAATCACCCGGCTCATCATCATCATCCCCCCCACCATCAATAGGCGGTGGCGGTGGCGGTGACACAGGGTCACAACCTGCGCAGTTCAATCCACTTGCTTCATCATTCTTACAAGACAGACCTGACCAAGTTACACCACGTGCGTATGTGCTTGCAGGTGACGTGGCATCACAACAAGAAGTGCGCACAAAGGTTGAGGACTTATCACGTATCGGATAAATAAAATATATTTGTAATATGGAAAAAAGAAAAGTAGTTAAATGTGTGATAGATGCAGAGGGTAGACTTGGCATCACTGCAATGGGTTTGGTTGACACACCTGCCATCGAAGAGAACTGGATTGCGTTAAGCAAAATGCAGCTTGCAAAAGTGGACAAAGAAAGGCGCATGATGTATGGTGCTGCATTGATACCTGATAGGGAGATACTGCGCTATGATGAGAATAACGAACCTTACTATGTGTACTTTGAAAAGGCAACAGTGCAACAGGTGGCACATCAGTTTTTCAAAAAGAATCTGCAACACACCACCAACTTGCAACACGAGATACCAGTCACGGGTGTGACCGTAGTTGAATCATGGATAAAGGAAGGCAAGAACGATAAGAGCATTGAACTTGGCTTGAATGATTTGCCTGATGGCACATGGTTTATTGGTACGCACGTAGACGATGACAGCGTGTGGCAAGATGTGAAAGAAGGCAAGGTAAAAGGTTACAGCATAGAAGGCTTCTTCAATGAAGTTGGTGTGGCTATGGCAGGTGTAAAAAACTACGAGGCTGAATTGGTCCATGAGTTAGATCAACTATTGAAAAGTGTAAACCCATCCAAATGAAAATAAATGCAGTTAAGTTCAAAGACAAATCGTCATTTGAAAAAAACAAAACAAAGAGCAATGTGGTTGCTATTCATGAGCCATTCAACATCATTGTGTTCCAAGATTCACAACCTGTTAAGGCTAATGCTACCAAAGTATCGCAGGCATATGAAATAGACAAGGCACAAGACAACATACCAACGGGACTTGCTATTGCTATTGCCAACGACTACAAAGCTGCTCATGCTTACCTGCAAAAAAACAGAGTAGTTATAGTGGATGAATTTGAAATCACTAAAACATTCTTTGTTGAAGTACCTGCCTTTTCAAGTTATGATGAATTTTATTTAGCAATGATGAGCAGTAAATTGTTTATCAGTGTTGAGCCTGATTACATACAGCAATTTGCAGTGGATGCAGATGCATACGCATACGATGCGCAGTGGCACTTACCAAATGCAAAAGCAAAAGAAGCATGGTCACTAATTGGTGCTAATGCTTATGGTGAAGTTGCAGTACTTGACATTGGTTGTGAGGTGGATCACGAAGACTTGGTAGGTACTATTAGTGCTACTAGTTGGAACTGCGTAACGGATGCAGCAGATGTTCGACCTGCAAGTGAATTTGAAAAGCATGGCACTTGTTGCAGTGGATTGATATGCGCAAGCACAGATAACGGCATAGGTGTTTCATCACTTGGCAACAACAAATTGAAAGTGCAATTTTTGCACATTGGTTACGGCAGCACAGCAGGCGGTAGCTTCGGCACATCCGATACCATCGTAACACGTGCAATCAATAAAGCAATAGCCAACGTGAATTGTGTAGCTGTATCAATGTCATGGGGTGGCGGTGGCACTACAAGCTATCCGTTATTCCAAAATGGACTTACAGCTGCAAAGACATTTGGTCGTGGTGGCAAAGGCATTCCGATTTTTGCAAGTAGTGGCAATCAAAACAACGGCAACTTTACACAAGCACCGGCTATCTATCCGATGGTACATGCAGTTGGTGCATCAACCACTACAAACACACGTGCAACTTTTAGTAATTACGGACCAAAAACATTTGCTGCAACACCCGGTGTTGGATGCCCTACAACTGATCGCATGGGTGCATTTGGTTACAACGCAACAAGCAACTATACTAACTTCAGTGGAACATCATGTTCATGCCCGGTGATGGCTGCAATAGCAGGTAGTGTGATACTTGCAAATCCTGCTCTAACAGAGGCACAAGTAACAGATGTGTTGCGTCAATCTGCACGCAAGACGGGTGGTTATGTGTACGATGCGCAAGGCAAAAGTGCTGAACTTGGCTATGGTGTGTTGGACATGTTTAGTGCTGTAACAATAGCAAAGACATTAGGTGGCGGTGATCCCGTGCCAGTGCCTGTAGCTGAATACAATTTGTTCGGTACGATAGCCACACCTGCAAGTGGTGTGCAAGGTGCTAGCGTGAATGTAACTTACACAGTGAACATTGACAAGGTGCAAACGCTTGATGTAACTACTACAGTGCAGTTGACATTTACACGACCTGATGGAACTAAGTTATTATTTTACACTGGCAGCGTGACCATTGCAAAAGGACAAAGTAGCACTACTATGAATACAAGTTTTGGTTTGCCAAACAATCAAACTGGCAATAGTCTTTTCTCACTTACGATTGATCCTAACATGGTCATACTTGAGACGAATGAAAATGACAACACGATAAGCACAGGCTGCACAATTACTGCACTCAATCCACCTGTTAGTGGTGTTGACATGGAAGTAAAAGTAACTGGCTACACATGGTTAGACGCAACACGTGTGCGCATGAATTACACAGTGTGGAATCGTGGTACTGTTGCAGTGACTTCATGGAAAGCTACGTATGGTTTTGAAGGTAGTACTGTTGGTGTTTGGAATCGTGCAGACCAAATACAAGTAGGACAAAGCATGTCTTTTGCTAGCGTAATGTATCCACCTGCATCACTTACATTCCCGCGCAATTGGAACATCACAATAGTTGCAGTCAATGGTGTGCCTGATTCAAACAGCAACAACAACAGCAGCACTATACAAGTCGTCAAATAAATGTAGTGGTTAGAGTTTTGGTTATAAAAAAAAGGATCTAAACGTAGATCCTTTTTTTTTGTTTGTCAACCAAGACAAATTATCAAAGTGCAATTGACCGAAAGTATTCGGCAAGATTCATCTTCGATGTTTTTGCATTTTTACTTACCAGCTTGTATTGCTTTTCAGTCAACCTTACTGATACTTTCTTTGTGAATGTTTCTGGTGTTTTCATAAATGTTGTATTTAATTACACTGCTAAGATAATTAAAAAGTTGGATGTAACAAAACGTGGTATTTGCTATAATAGTCAAATATCCAACAATGTCAAACATCAAAGAACAAATCAAAAGCGTATTTAATAAATACGGAATTGACCCCTCAACAGTTGGTATCAAGTTCGAAGAAGAAGTCACAGCGGAAGCTACAGCAGAAGCACCTGCAACTGAATTGAAGTTTGCAGTAGAAGGCACTTTGAGCGATGGTACTAAAATCTATTCAACCGCTAACGAATGGGTAGCAGGTGTAGACATCTACACGCAGGATGCAGAAGGCAATCCCGTACCAGTTCCTGCAGGCGAATACATGCTTGAGGATGGTATCACTATGGTTACAGTAGGCGAAGATGGTATGGTTGCAATGATCGGTGAAATGGTAGTTGAAACCGAGATGAGCAGCGAAGACCTTGTAGCTGTAATTGGTCAACTTTCAGAGCGCATTGCTGCACTTGAAGGCGAAAAGACTGCACTATCTACCGAGCTTGCTGCTTCTAAAACTGAACTAGCATCAGTTAAGAAAGCACCTGCTGTGCCTTCGGTAAAATCACAAGAATTTAAAAAGAATGCTTCACCTGTAGTTGCATCGAATGGTAATTCATTCAGCGACTTCATGGAAACTATTCGTTCCAAAAATGTAAATTAATTCACCTCATAAATTTTAATTAAGAATGGCAACAACAACTTCACTCACCACCACCTATGCAGGTGAATTAGCTGGTGAAATCGTAGCAAAGGCACTATTGTCAAACGTATCCGCAGGGTATGTGACAATGAAGCCAAACGTACCTTACAAATCTGTAGTGCGTAAAATTGATGACACTGTAACTTTCGCTGCAGGCACTTGTGACTTTACCCCAACAGGTACGATCACTTTGACCGAGCGCATTTTGACTTTGGAAGAGTTCCAAGTGCAACGTCAAATCTGTAAAAAAGATTTCTTCATTGACTGGACAACACGTGATGTGATGAGTGGTCGTGTGAACACACAAATTCAAGACGCAATCATTGAGCGTTTGACTGGTGGTATTGCTGCTGCAAACGAGACCATAATGTGGTCAGGTGTTAATGCAAACGCAGGTCAGTACGATGGCTTTGAGACATTGGTACTTGCATCTGCTGCAACATCTGCAGGTTCAGGTTCAATCACTTCTGGTAACATCATCGCTACCATTTGGGACATCATCAATACTGCACCTGCTGCCGTAAAAGGTGCTGCTGAAAAGCCTGCACTTTACATGGGACAAGCTGCATGGGAAGCATATATGCAAGCACAAATTGCTGATGGTAACGGATGGTATCAGACTGCTGGTCCTGAAGTATCAAAGCGTTTCGTGGGCATGTACGAAATCTATGTTTGTCCGGGCATGACTGCAAACAGAATTATCTTTTCGCAGCGTAGCAACTTGATGCTTGGCACATGGCAAGAGAATCAGTTGAACGAAGTGTTCATCTTGGACATGCAGAATTTGGATGGTTCACAGAATGTACGATATGGTGCAAGGTTCTACTTGGGTGCACAGATTGCAGTGGCTGAAGACATCACATACTGGGGTGTATAACATTTAAAAACAATGGGGGTGTAACAGCCCCCTTTAACTAACTAATAAAAAAAAAATACTATGGCTTGTGACTTGACAACGGGCTTCACATTAGGGTGCCTCGAAGGTATCGGTGGGGTCAAAGAAGTACTTATTGGTAACTATGATGACTTCACTACAGGTATCACTTTTGGTGGTGTAGATGGTGAAGTAGATGGATTGCCAACAGCAACTATCTATCGTTACGTACCATTCCGCAATAGCGGTTCATACGTTGAAACTGTAAACAAAAATCTTGAGACTGGTACATTGTACTTTTCACAAGAGGTGGGTTGGACTTTTGGTAAGTTGAACCAAGAAATGCGCAACGAATTTTTGAATGTTGCCAAAGCAAAAATGATTGTATTTGTTCGCACCAATGATGACCAAATTTTGTTGGTTGGAAATGGCGAAGGATCACAACTTACTGCTGGCACTGTTCAATCAGGAGCGCAAAACGCTGCCCTAATGGATTACCAAGTAACAACAGTTGCTGAAGACC